GATAATTGTTTGTCAAAATCTGCGTAGTACAAGGGCTTTCCTCTTGCAGATGTATCAGTAGGATCTGCATCAAACTCTCTTATGAATGTAGTATGTTTTTTATCTAAGTATTGATATGCGCCTGCGCTATCTATAATCGCTAATGAAAAACTTAATTGAAAGTCTGTTGGGGCGGTTAGATAAGTATTACCAGTTGTTAAATTACCAGTTTGATTTTTTCTAAAATAATCTAACTGTATTAGTTCAAATAATCTGTCTTCGGCATTAATAATAAAATCATTCAAGGTAGCAACAAAAGTTGTCTCCTCATTTTCCACATAATTTTGTATTAAGGTTTTTAACTCTGTTAATGTCATGACGTAGTGATTGTAACTTCACCTACTGATGCTGTCACTTTCTCAACAACAAAATTTGAAGGTAATATAGATGGGTTCATGAAATCATTTTGAAATATGTTAGAGCTTGTGACAACAACAAAACCCTCTCCTACTTCTTTATCGTTATTGGGTCTTGGTTGATATAAAGCTTCAGGATCTGCTTTTACCGTTATAGGTTCTAATTGTGGATGTTTGGGTTCGTAGCAGTTAGGACATACTTTCAGACCGTTCCATTCTTTTTTTAACTCATTAAGTTTGTATTCAAACCCGCATCTATCACATAATGCTTTAGCGAATTTACCAATAGCGTAAGCCATACTAATTCATCCTCAAATTAGGTCTTATCCTAAAAGATGCTCTGTCTTCATCTTGGTCTGCTGCTCTTCTAAACTCTTCTTCATATATAGCTTTGAGTTGCGGGGTGAGTTGAGGAGACTTTTTAAGCGACAGATAATAAGCCAACCCCGCAACAAAACAGGGATAAAATCTAAAAGGCATATCCATAGTGTTAGTAGCTTTATCAGCATCATCCATTCTTACAATTTTGTTAAAGACTAATACATCTGTACTATTTTCTGGTGCTGGCCAAACTTTTAACACCGGAGCAGTCAACTTGTCTAAAAAAAATTGTGAAGGCCTAGCTTGTGTTGTTTTGTTTGGAATATTTAAGTATTCAGATCTACTTATTCTGCTGATAGAAATATCTGTTTGAGTGCTGTTAACATCTCTTCTTACAACTACATCTAGGACATCTATTACATTAGCATTTAATGTGTAATCTGTAGTTCCTTGTGTAACTGTTTGAGTGCCTTGTTCAATTGTCCATTGATTTAAACCTCTATTAGCCCACTCTGCCAACATAAGATTTATAGATCTCCTAGCAGTTTTTAGATCGTAACCTGTCCTAAGTTCTAATCCACATCTCTCAAATGCTTCTTCTATAAACTCAGCTACATTAGGTTCAAAGTCTGTACTGCCTGAAAGTGCCATTATTCATCCTCTGCGTATAAATTATCAAAGACCCTGTTTACGTCTAAAGTATAGTCTAAATCAGATTTGGAATAATGTATATGTTGAGACGGTCTAAAGTCAGGCGCTCCTTCTCCTGTAACAAACCAAGCAGGATGTGTGACTCTTACTCTATTGTTTGGTAGTGCAACTATATTACCTGTCCATTCACCAGCATCTAACAATTCCATAACATGACTACTTTTATGCTGTGCAGGATCGTCTGCTATTTCGTTTTCGGCATAGTCAACCGTAAACATATATTTGGCTGGAAATATTTGACCGTCTATCTTAGCAAGCCAAGGGCAGGGTGTGGCTCTATCTATTACATATACTGAATTATTATGTGAAGAACAATCCCAAGGTTGTGCATCATGAACTGACATAGGTTTTGCAAAGTCTTCAACTAACGTATCTGCAACTAAAGCTGTTATTGGCATTCTGGCCCACATAGCGCCCCCATGTATATTACCCTCGTCCCAATCTTCGCAGTTGGATTCTTCTCCAGTAAATATTATATGAAAACTTAAACACCTGGTCGGCATGGTGGTAACACCAACCGCCATAGCATGAAGAAACTCTCCATGGTATTTTTCGTGATTATGAGTGTACTCTCTCCTTACCCAACATTTAAAATGAGGTATATTACTGTAAAGATATGCCACTAACTAAGTCAGATCTTCTCTTCTTCTATTGGCAAATCCTGCTGCTACAGAACCCCCTTTAGACATTTTCATGACAGAGTTACCTTTAGAATATTTCATTTTGCTACTGCCTTTAGATTTTTTCTTATCAACCGCTGTCCCTTTTGACATCTTCATGACAGCGTTGCCTTTTGACATCTTCATAACAGAGTTACCTTTAGATTTTTTAATTCTACTAGAACCTTTTGATTTATAACTAGCCATTATTTTTTACCTTTTTTAGTAGTTGTTTTCTTCGCAGGAGCTTTTTTCTTTGGCATATTGTAGTAAATACGGTCATCAGAAACAGACTCATCAGGTCTAACTTTAGCGTCTAACCTTGCTTGTAATTTTGGATCTTCAGATTTTTTCTTTGGCATAATTTTCTCCTAACTTACAGTTGTATATTTTCTTCTGTTTGACATAACTTTACCACAGCCTCTAGCTATCATTCCATTTTTCTTTTTTACTGCTTTTCCTGCTGAAAACTTTTGTCTTTTTTCTATTTCCTTTTCTATAGTCATGCCTCTATTTTTTTCATAGGAATCAACTTTGCCATCTTTATTCAAATCAGCTTTTTCTGGATATTTTAGCTTAGTCATAATTTGATGTTACCTCAATCTGTTTGCCATAACAATTCCCTGGCCTCTAATTGTAGCAATAGGACCACCAGTTGCTGCTTTTTTTCTACCATCTTTCCAGCTTATTCTTTTTGGTCCTTTTTTCTTTTTTGCAGCAGAAGTGCATTGTGCCATAGTTGGTCTACATGCTGGGTAACCTCTTTTTTCACCTTTTTTTCTACCGCAGGGTTTGCCTGTTTTACAATCAACCCACCCTGTTCCTTTATTTTTAGAAAACCAATCTCTAAGTGTTTCTTTTTTAGCCATTATCTTAATCTATCAGCCATTACTATACCTTGGCCTCTGATTGCACCACCAACTGATTTTTTTACTCTTTTTTTACTTTTTCCATAGTTAGCAGCTCCAACTTTTCTACATTGTACTAATCTGCCACTTGCATAAGCAGAAGGCCAAACTTTTGCACTTGCTTTTACTTTGTGATAACAAGCATCTTTTTTGGTTTTCTTAGCAGATCCACCATTTTTCATTTTGATTGATTCTAATGTTTTTGCTTGTTTAGCATGTGATTTGCTTGCCTTTTTTAAACCTTTGACAACTTTATTTATTTTAGCTTGTGCCATCTAACAATCCCAATCTCTTCTAGCCCAATAATTAGCACTACATCTATCGGTAGTGCCACCCATACCTTTACTTCTAGCGCAATAAGATTTCTTTCTTGCTTTGCTATCTTTGTGCATACCAAGTTTAGCATCACCAAAGGTTATGCGTTTGACTCTAGAACTTTCGCTACTACAACCTTTCACAAAAACCTCTTTACGTTTTTTGCCGTACCCAGGGCTACCTTTTGGGATAGCCCTTGGTCGGTTAAGAGTTACTGTTTTACCTCTATACTCTGCCATTAATAGTTTTTATTAAGAACTAATATTATTGAGTAAGCATCTCCGCTTGAGTGTCCAACGGTTGTGAAATCAATATCACCGGTAACACCTGATCCAGCGTTATTTGGTATACCGCTAAATCTGTCATCGTAATATTCATCTCCTGTGCTATCAGCGGGTAAGGGTATTGCTAAAACGTTTGTGCTAGCATCAAACTCAATATCAACACCCATACCTCTAGTTGCCCAATAAATTCTAGCGATAGAAACTCCAGTACAGGACTCTCCTGCACCGTTTGTTGTTAGTGCAGAAACATCTACCTTCTTTACAGAAGATTCTCCTGTACCGTCTGATTCATTGGTGAACTTTAAAATAGCAACTCTATCACCATCCTGAATAGTCTGGGAAGTTACTGTATCAGCCATTATTTACTCCTATCTTTCGCAGATTACATTTATGTAATCAATTGTCATAGTTTTAGCTGCTGCTTCACCATTTTGAATACCGAAAGATACGGTTAATTCTTCATCATCTGGTAAGTTAGTGTTCACTACACCTACTGGTGCGGCAGTTCCTATAAAATATGATACTTGAGAAGTGTTTGGATCTATAAAGAAACCAACATTAACAAATGTATCATCAGCTAGAGTAGTAACCGCTGCTGTTGTAGTGTCAGTACCGTCTTTTTCTATATGAAAATCTAGGTTTGTATCACCATCGTCTTTCATAAAGTAAACACCATCTGAAACAGCAAGAGGTGTTGTATCGGTTATTTGTA